GACCTCTGACAGGGGTTTCCAAGTCCCCTTCCCTTGCAACCGAACAGGCTTGCCTGCTGCGTCAACAAATATTTCTATATTCTCTGGTGCTATTGACAGACCTGTATCAGCAAAGGCAGGAAGATGCCATTTAACTCCTGCCCCATATTCCCCAACCTGACCGGGTGGTAAATTCCCTTGTCGTACCCTTAACGACACATCTCCAGGGAAATCCACCTTACGGAAAGACGCGAGTCCTTCAATAAAGTCACCTTGATTAAAACCCGTTTGCCGTATGGCATCTAATGCGTCTGCATTAGTTTTATGATAAACCCAAGGTCCAGTAGATTTCCTTCCCACCTCCTCTGTTGCTTGACGGGTTGGGGCAAAAAGCCACTCGTCATCAGAGGTTCTTGCCCAAGCCACATCTTTGGCATCAACAATTTGTGAAATAATTTTATCAGAAGGATTTCGTAGGTGCATACTAGCATATGCTCGGTCTAGTGCCACCCAGTCCCCGGGGTCTATTGATGTCACCCCTTCTGGTACTGCTCGATAGATTCTCACACGAGTGTTGGGCTTGTTTTGTGACTGCTGAATCGCTTTGATTGTTGCTTTTGATTCGGTGGAAATACTTACCACTCCCTTAGTTAAAAACGTATCCAACCTAGCCACACTTGGGTCTGCCGCATCTGCCAATCTAGATGCAGGAGTACCCATGCCAAAGGTCATACGTGCGTCTGTTGCTTGACGGGCTACGGGGCTTGGCATTACATCCATAGGGTCAGGGTAGTGCGTTTCAGATAATGCAAATACTTCAGACAACCTATTCCTACCCCCAACCTTGTTATACCCCAAAATAGCATCATATCCTGCATTTCGTACTACATTTGCAACTATGTTTTCTTGCACAGCATAGGGTAGCTGATTACCCTCTTTGCTAAATCTAATAATCTCAGAAGCCATGCCTTCGTCACCGCCGTATTTTGCAAGAACATCTGCAACTGCATTGAGAATATCATCTGAGGCTGATCGAGATAACCGACTAGTTGCTTTCAAAACATCGGCTCGCATAGCCTGATAGGAACCCTTCTTGCCCATCACCATATCATAGGCTCGTTCAGGAACCTTGCCCCCTGAAGCACCCTTCAGGATTATAGGATTTTTAACTTCTATTGTTCTTTCTATTTTCTGTTTGCCTCCATACCCCACCTTGCCTGTGCTGTAATATCGCTGATATGGAGATTTCACCTCTGGTAAGTAGAATACTCCAGACCTAATACTAAACATCCCTGACTGTTCAGGCTTTTGGAATCTTACTGCCTTTAACAATATGCCTTCTGCTGTAATCTCAGCCCCTGCTGTATTTCTTATGGCTTCTGTCTGCATGGGATCTGTTAGCCATGAGGGTTGTTGTCCTGCTTGACGGGCTTGTTCAGCCTGCTTGCGTATTTCTTCTGTTCTTCGTGCGCCTATCCCACCAGGATCTCCTTCCGGTGGCATTGTATATGCACGTTGAGGCCGTAACGCACTAGGTACCGGCAACTGTGCTACTCCTTCAGCAATCTCTCTTCCTCCAGCCGCTAATGTTTTTGCACCTAATCTTGCACCGGCACCTGTCAGCAGGAATCCTTTGGCAATCGCACCCGGAAAACCAAGCACAGGAACCAGGTTAATTGGATCTACTATCAGTTCAGCCAAACCTTTTACGCCCCAAGGGGTATCAGTGAGTCCTTTTTGCCAGGCAGTAGCCATAGCCTTTCTGGGATCTTCACCTTTTGCACGGGCTATATCATATTGTTCTCTTACACTGGGAGACAAAGCCCACGAGGCAGCCCCCACAGTCGGCAATCCTACTTCTTCTCTCCATATCTCTGCTGCTTCTAATGCCCCAACGCCCATTCCTTTAGCCATGTTTAACAACCCCTGTGGGCCTGTTAAGGCTTTTCTTGCCTGAAACGGAGTAGGAGGAGCCACTGGTCCACGTTGTGCGGCAAATCCGGGAGAAGATAATGCTTTGTATTCTGCAATTATCCCTGCTTCTTCTTTATTCACAACGCTGGGATTAAGCATCCCCATGGGGGTTCTGGCGTTAGGACGAGCAAGAATAGCTCTTGCACGCCCTTCCAGCGTTAAACCATCCTGTTGTTTGCGAACAGTATTCTGTAATTGTTTTTTAGATGTAGTTATTACTGGTACTTGTGTCATTTACACATACCTTCTTGTAAGAGGTCTGCTTGCTTCAAATAACTGCTGTTGCTGTGGTTGCAATAACCTTTGGTTGCGCATATATAATGCTGCCCTTGGCCCCATTACTTCTTCCATTGCCTTGAGCTTTTCTGCTGTAGAAGCAAATGGCGTATTCTGTATTATTCTTATTTCTTCATCTTGAGCAGCTTTTTCCATAGCTGCACGATCTGCTGATGCCATTGCACTAGCACCTATCGCCGCTACCTCACGAGGCAACCCCCGGTTAGGCTCAGGAGGAGTAAATATTGGTTCTGCTTGCTCTGGAGGCACGCTTACTACTTCTGGAGCCAGTCCTTCTTCCATTAACGCATCTTGTTCCCCTTGTTGAAATAACAGATTTTCGATATAAGGAATATTACCTGCCTGTTCAACATACATTTTATTTAAGTCAACTGCCCTATCATCAAATGGTGTAGGTACAGGAAATACTGGGGGTGGTTCAAATGGAGGCATTTGAGATACTGTCTGAGCCGCCGGAACCTCACCCCTTAACATAGCAGATGCCTGTTCCTGTAATGCACCTATATCAACTGTTGTGTCTAGTTGACTATCCTCTCCAAGCATGGCATCCATCATCGCCTTAAAGTCAGAGGGGCTATACGAAATACCAACAAGCATCTCTGCTGCACGTTCAGGTGTTAATCTTTCTTCATTAAGCTGATCCCGTATCCGGTCCAGCTTCATAGCTTCATCAATCCTACCCTCACCTACAAATTTAGCTATCTGCTGATCCAGTGTAAGTATTTCTTCTTTGGCGGTGGGTGGCGTATACGGCGTTAATGTTCCGCTTGGTTGACGAATAAAGAACGAGCCGGGAGGACCCCCAACGTCTTCACCTCTAACAATTTCCCCTGGGGCTTTCGGCGTAATCGGGTTTTGCCCAAGGTATTGATAGGCATCACTCAAAACAGATTGAGCGTCCGTAGGTGATGCTATCTGGTCTACCGGAATAGTTCTTAAATATGCCCATATCTTTTTCAGACCTGGATCTGTTGCCACTTCAAGCGGTTCCACTCTGCCGTCCGGATAACGAACACTCCATACCTGATAGTTCTGGTTAAAAAACGGAACACCTGTCAGACCAGTAGGTGCTGCACCTGTGGTTCCTGCCCCTGTGGCATCTCCGCTTATACGTGACGCATCATCTTTATATCCTTCAATCAGCTCACGAGCCGTCAGTACGATTGGTTGCTTCTGCAAGTTGGAGGGATCGGACAGTGCGTAACTGCCATCTTGCAACGGGACAACAGTGAGTCCTTCGTCCGTGTAATACTGTATGGCGGTAGCTGAGGGCTGCTCTACATTCTCTGTGAATAATTTCTTAATATCTTTTACACTGGGATTAGACGTTGTGCCATCTGGGGCTGTAACGTCATAACCACCACCACCGATACCAAACCAACCGCCAGGATCATCTGTGATGGTATACCCCATGCCACGCAATGCTAGTATTGCAGGGTATTCTTCCCGCTCCCTCATTTCAACTGAGTCTGCTGCAACAACATTAGGTATATCTGTTTCCATAGTCATCGTGTCGTATCCCTCCATTGTGCAAGGAATTTCTTCATACCGAGACGCTGCACTTCATCTTCTCGGAACTTAGGATTGCTCTGTACAACAGAACGCCAATCTTCAGAAGATGCTTTCTTTTTACCGAACTCAACAGGATTTGCTTTCAGGGCTTCTTTTTTAGCCCTGAATATTTCTTCGCCCACTTTCGTGGAAACATCAAATAGTAAATTGCCTGTATCAGCCATTATAGACCGGCTCCAATCTGCATCGCTTGTGTCATATCTGGTCCAACCTGTTGAGGAAGTGATCGTCTCATCGCCGGAGAACCAGGTGGTTGTACTGCTCCTCCAGGTAGGCCACCCATTTCCTGCGGTTGCCCTCCCCCGCCGTTGGGGGCTGACATCCTCTCCAGTGTCTGCTGATCTAGATCAGCCTGGCGTTTGTCAGCCATCTCTCCAAACCCTTCTTCTCTCAGGGCGTTAATCACGCCCTGTTCAATAATAGCAGGGTCCTGATATATCATGTCCTTCAATATACCCTTCTGGATAGTGGTGGGATCTTCATATCTTCGTACCTTGTAATAGGATTCCCGGTCTATCAGACCCTTATCAAGTTCTGCCATAGCCATCTGAGCTTCCTGCTGTGCAACTACAGCGTCAATCTGCTCGAACTTAGCCTCAATAGTAAAAGTATCCTCAAGATCACGGACATTAAGACTGCTTTCCCCGATACCGATTGAAGCGTAATCCTCGCCATACTCTTTGTTCATTCTGTACAGCAATTTCAGAATATTGGAACCAGCTATAGAATATAAGTGTTCCATCTCCATAACTGCCGACCTGAATGTCCTGTGACTGTTTTCGGAAAGAATCACCATGCCGGTAGCAGTATCCATATTGGGAGCCTGAAACCCTGCTACAACCCTGGAGTAAGTAGTTCTCTCAATACTCTGTTCCAGTTCTGACTTGTGGGCAAATGACTGACCTGGCAGTTGGGGAACCTTCTCTATCCACCAGTCAGATTCCTCACCCTGAAGTAACTGACCAGTGAGTTGTTCTGCTCCCTCAGCAGCATCGTTCCTGTATCCTGTTCTTGCCCAAGCAGCACGCATCAGTAGTGCGTGATGACCTGCTGTAGCCTGATTGTGCATAGTAAGCGTGGGCAATGCTCTGTATAACATAGCCTGCCTTATCCACCATTTAACATTAAAGTCTTCACCTGCCGGAGTAATAGCAGTACCTCCAAATGCGTGTGCAAACGGCTGTATACCCCACCCATTAGGCTCTACATACAATAACTCCCCATCCTTAATCTTCATGGCGTGCCATCTTGCAGTCCACCACTCCTCTACATCTACATCATCATATGGGTCATACCTGTCCATATCAAAAGTAGTAGCAAATCCTGTCTTGTTCTCTTTCTTGTAAATCTTATTGCGTGCCTGTATCTGCATACTCTTTGTCGTGCTATGAGAACTAAGATCAAATGCCTTCATCTTTCTACGCCATATAGCAATAGGAGGCATCTTCTCAGTAGGATTCATTAGAACTTCACCGGGTGCTGGCACTATAAGCCTAAATGGGTTCCATGTATTCCTTCTCGACATGAACTCCCACTCTCTCCACTCAAAGTCCTCTTTATCCTCACCACGTTTCTTTACAGGTTTCTGTAAAGCATCGTGATCCAGTAGTACACCAAGCTGTGTATAGTTATGTAAAACTATCTGCTTGCCGTTCTCTTTAGTTGCAAAGTTAGGAGCGGAAGTAAACGCATCCTGGAATACTGTATTCAATCCCTTTTCAAGCCTGTTGGCCCTGTCTTTAGATGCCTGACTACCTCCCACCGGCTGACGCACAAACCTTGGCTCAAACGCCAGATGAGAGTCAACTGCCTGATCTATTAAGGCTATCTCTAATCCTGAATGATAATTGGGTCTTATACGGGGTACATCAGGGTTTCTCTTGTAATAGTCATCCCATATGTTGGCAGTATGGGTGTAGTGTGATGAAAGCACCTTCATGTCTTCGAGTGCTTCCTTCCAGACATCTTCCATGTGTTCTACATAGTCTTTGAATGTCTGTTCGTCTGGTTTTTGTGTTGGGTCTATCGGCATAAGTTCCTCCTAGAATACCGAGGGTACGCTTACTCTCTTTGTTGATGATGACGTAAACCTTGCATACTTACGCATCTGCCACGCCAGAGCATACGCCATTACCCTGTCATCGTATGCACCTTTAGCAGCCTGTGGCCTACCCTGTTCATTCCGGATAAAGCTCAGTAATTCCCCTATGCCTTCATGGCATCGTATCACAATGAGCCTGTTGCGTATAGCATCTGCAAATTCTGCAAGCATAACTGGTCTGGTCTTTCCATCTGTCTGCCACCCAGGTGTAATTGGGTGGTTGGTAGTACGATCATGGTAGTACAGTTTATTCCGGCATGAACATTCTTCCAGTAGTTCTGCCACCTTATCAACCACAACAACGCTGTCTCCATCACGTTCTTGCCCTTCACCCGCTCTCTCTAACCCCATATACGCATGGTTATACATCTTGTGTATCTCTATAACCTCCTGTGCCATTTCGTCAGGGTGTAGCCTACCATGTAACTCTGCCACCTGATCCCCGGTTTGGTAGTCCAGAACAGTGGCACAACTATAGCTTCCAGTCTTACCCCAGGCTGTATCAGCTCCGATAATATATCGGCCTGCCGTAACAGGATAACGCCATACTGACAATAAACCCCGGACATATTCTCTCGGTGGTAGCGTATCCTGGGTCATCTCCTGCAATATGTCTACGTCAAAGAACGCACGAGTCCTGGGTGGAGCCAGTGCTTCATGTTCATTCTTTGGATTTTCTTTTTCAAACCGGGTTGGATCTGATGACAGATCAAGAGCTTGTGCATAAGTTGCATCATTCCGGTTAGGCCTCTCAAAGTATCCCAGAAACAAACGATTGCCAGATTGCTGGTAAAGCTGTCTAAACGGGGAGTCCAGTACGTCCGGGTTAGCGGTTGATACAAGGAACATCTTGCCACCAGAATCCTGGATTAGTGGCAGCAAGGCGTTGTAGCTGCTTTCAAACTCAGCATGGAAGTCACATTCGTCCACCAGTATCTCAGTACCAGTATAGCCACGGCCTGCCTTGCTTGTAGCCGGGAACGCCTGTATCGTGCCTCCATCTTTCCATGATAACGTACTGGCATTGTCTACAACCAACTCGCCACGGATATGATCCGGTAGATGCTCCCATATAAAGCGGCAGTCAGCGATAACCTTCCGGGCTTCTACTTCACCCTGGGATATAACAGGAAGAAAAGCACCAGGCTGATACTGCGCCAGCCATGTAAACCTGGCTTCAAAGTATGACGTTACTCCCAGCTTACGGGCTTTCAAGTGGGGGAGAACTCCACCTGGCGGCACTTCTTGTACTGCCCGGTGTAAACGCATGACATGATCCCATAGCTCGAACTGAGCAGAACCATTGCCAGACGGGGGTGGGTCAGGGATACGAACATACCCCAAGTAGTCTGCAAGATCACGCTTGCATAACTCCAGTTCCAACTCCTGGGTCATTGTCTGGCTAACCAATCCCCTACTCCTCCCCTACTGATCCCTGTGAAAGTTGCAACAAATCCTCCGGGGTTTGTTTAATATGGGCCAACATAAGTCTTAGATCCTCTGTGGTAAACCCGGACAGATCCAGGTTTACGTTGAGAGACTGGCTTTCGATAGATGTAACAAAGTCTTTTTGCTTTTTACCCAATAACTCTGTTGCTGCTAACCGATCCCGTGTACGCTCGCCCTTGTTTCTGGCAATATCAGACCACAATTCTTGCCGTTCCCTGGCATCCATGATCGAACCGGATGTTATCTCTTTACGTATTTCGTCCATTCGTACCCTTATCTTATGTGATTTGGCTAATACTGAACCCTTAACATAAAGACCAGCTTGACTGGCGGACGAATCATATGCTTCTCTGTAGGCATCCACATAAGGTTTACCTTCAATAGCAACTAATCTAC